GATACAAGATCCCCGGTCGCCATTGCCCACGCACCTTCCATGGCTCCTGTCGCCGAAAATGACCAACAAGAACCACACTGTCCCTGATCCTTTACTGGGGTAACAATATTCTTGGTGCGCCAATCCAACTCTACAGGGGTCGCCGCACCAGTTGGGAGAAACGCCTGGCAATTACCACCGAGTTGTCCCAACATTTTTCCTTTTATGACAAAACCTCCATTCTGAATAAACTGTTCGCGAAACTCCGTTTCAGTCAAGTCCGTAAATTGATTGATACCCAATGTATAATTGTTATTTACGCCCATATTACCCATGTTACCCATATTATGAGAACGAATTTTTTCCATATTTTCACGGAAAATTACAAATCGTCTCTCTAGCTCCTCTAAAGATTCGTAACGCTTATGAAATTTATTCAAAAAACTCTCAAATTCAGACCAAATATTGATTGCAGAAACCCCCAAACCAAAGCCATAAAAAAGAGTCAATAATGAAATCAATTGCATTCCTTTTCTTTTTTATAGGTAAATAGAATAAAATTTTTATATTACTTGGTAATAATATATTATATTATTTGTCTCATATATAAAATTCGCTAACCGAGACTTAGATTGCAAACGCAGTACGAAAAGTAGAAGGAGTATATAATGGTACTCCTAAGCGACGGGCGTCTTCCGCTTTCCCGGTATCCTCCTCCAACGAGGGAGCAATCACCGCAAAGGTATTTTTACTTACGGAAGATCCAAGAACCGCGCCCACCGCTTTTAATGCGGCCATCAACTCCTTATCCCGTGTTCCTGTGAGTACTACTGATTTCTTATACAAAGGATGCCCCATATCTACGACTATCAAAGAACCAACGGTCTCCATCTTGGATTCTAAACCACAAGCCACCAAGAATTCTTGAAATTCCGCCATACGCTGCACAAATGCCTCGGCAGTTTTCGTAGCCATTCCTTTAATTGCCGCTATTTTTGCCACCTTTTCCGAATCAGAAATTGTCTCAGTAAATACATTCGGATAGGCCTCCATAATCAACTCCAATTTCTTATCAGAAAACCCACGACCAAAAAGATTAGATGCTGCCATGAGAGAAACTAGGGAAGCCGAAGCCACCTTTTCCTGAATTCCTTGATAAATTTTTGTCGCAGTTTTTGTCTTGAATCCTTCTACCTTCTCCAAATCGGCCACGGTCATCTTCAAAATAGCAGGAATATTATCATACCCGGCCGCAATAATTCGCGCCACATTTCCACTACTCAATCCTTCTACGCCAATACCTCGGAAAAAACCAGTAATATTCTTTTCACGCACTGTCGCATCCGACTTGGCATCTTCTAACATAATATCCACATGGGTTTTATTCCACTTATAAGGAATATTTGGCATCATTGGTTCGGTTGCGGGGACGGTCACAGCGCGAATATAGGGAATTACATCTCCACTACGTATCATTTGCACGAGGGCACCTACACCGATTTTATTTTCTTGAATAAATGCGGCATTAAACCCAGTAGCATATTCAATGGTGACACCGCCAAGATGAACGGGTTCTATTTGCACTCGCGGCTTCAAATATCCGTCTTTACTAGGTGTCCATAGAACATTGACCACCTTGGCTTCCGCCATTTGATCAGACAACACCATTTTAAATGCAAATGCATGATCCGGATTTCCGGATTCCTTTCTAGGATATATTTTGTCATCGGCAACAATAACTCCGTCAATTTCATATACGTAATGAGCGCGCCAATCTACCAGGGTCTCAGATAAGAGTTCATTGGTAATTGTAGACTCCACTTTATACAACACAGTTTCAAATCCATCAGCAATCAAATGCTCCATTTGGACAGAAGGTTTGACCTCGGGTCGGATCATTTCATATGCCACAAAATGAATATCACCTATTTTTTCCTTGTCTATGCTGACACGATTTACGACTCCGGCAACCAAGTTTCGTGGATTGGCAAAAGAAGCACGGTACTTCGCTTCAAAGATTGCTTTGGGTATGATAAATTCACCACGTACGACAATTCCTTTCTTCTTAGGTAATCGTAAATAAGGAATTAAATAACTAATATCTTGACCGATATGTCCATTTCCCCGTGTATATAATTTGGGTTCCTTACCTTCCGTGCTATACATTCCACTTACACCATCTAATTTACAGGATAATACATAAGGTCCAGGATATTTGGTTTTCCAAGAGCCGAGAGCTCCTGTATCAGGTTTGATTTTATCCATGGATGCCATGGTATAAGGTAACTTGACTTTATTTCTCTCTACGGTGGTACCCACCTCCAAAAAATACAAATTATCTGGATATTTGGAAGAACCATAATCCTTGATAATATCATATTCATTATCTGTCATAATAGGTGTTTTGTTTAAATGAAATGCCGCATCTGCTTCACTCAGAATAGAAATCAACTGATCTTCTGTAAGTGCATCCAATACAGAAATTCCGTGCTTTTTAAAGGCAGTAATATACTCTTTTACTTGGGATTTTACAGCCTCCGTCTCTTTATCTTCTTTTCCTTCTTTCTCACCATCTTTTTCCAACGCCGATTCCTCTTTTACAGTGGTTAGCATTAATTTCGGTTTGGAAATCAATTTCTTAGAAACTATACCAGGTTTTCCCTTTTTTAAAGTAGTCGTTTTCTCTCTCTTTTCCTTTTTTTCCGTCTTGGGAACAAGCGTCAAAGAGGGAGCTAACACTAATGCAGACCCCTCGGGCAAAGAGCCCGAAGGCCCCGATAAAACCGCCAATCCATTCACCCGATCTCGTGGTTCTTGATACCGTAATTCCAAAAAATCAAATATATCTTTTTCCCCAGAAAATACTCGCGCTACTTTTTCTCCCTTTTTCTTTCCCTCCATCTTATAAATTCCATGTTCATTCAAAGAATAACCCATATTCAATGCATGACTACGCATGACCGTATTAAAAATTTTACTTCCTGTAAAATACAACACCGCAAATGGGTATTCCTCTGGACTTGTATTCAAAAAATCCACACGACGCGCAAATTCCGCTCCCGGTAACTTGGCTACCACCAATGCTTTACTCTGCCCAAAGGATAAAATCCCATCCGGAAGAATTATCCCCGCCTTCTTTAAGTTATCTATAAATAATCCAAATACCTCAGGCTTTGGCGTAGTAATAATAACATCAATGTCTCCCGAATTGGCCGCGCCCCGACGGTAACTACCAACAATTTCCATATGCGACCCAGGAACTTCTACCCGATGGAACGCTTCTTCAAAAATATGTTTATATTGATCTATTTCCGCTCTAGGAATGCGTTGCAAAATATCTTCATAATATTTGAGTCCAACACGTTGAATATCATTCAACAATTCTTGACGACTACGTAATTGATCTAAGGTGGTAATCCCCGCCTCTACCAATTCTTTTGCTTTCTTAGGTCCAACGCCATAAATTTCTCCCAACACATAAATCGGATTATTTTTTTCTCTCTCCAATACTCGGAGAGTTCCTGTTTTTACATACTCGTTCAACTTTTCCAAAATGGTAGAACCAATGGCAGGAAGACCCTTTAATTGAGCAGGATCTGTAATATCCTCGGGATAAGTCATCAATGTTTCTTGAGCTTTCTGGTACGCTCGGGCGCGGAAAGCCTCGCCCTGTTTTAACATAAGATTTGCCAATTTATCTAATAAATCTATAAAATCTTCATTCCACCTTTTTTTTTCTTTGGTTTCTTCTAATATCATTTCCATGGGCATGGGCATGGGCATAGGCGCAGACATTTTCATTTCTGCTATTTCTTCCTTTTTTGTCTTTATATCTTGTTTTTCGTTTATGGGGCTCATTTTAGCTGAGACGGCAATACTAGGAGAAGGTGCTTTTTGAACCTTGGAAAGACTTTCTACAATTACTAATTTACGTGGTCGTCCGCGTTTTTTCTTTGTCGGTTCACCAACCTTGATTCTATGTTTTCTCTCTTCGGAAGACTTTGTACCACCTTTTGTTTTTCTATAAATCGGGCGAAATGTCTTCCGTAGTCGTGCCCCTTTTATCATTCTTCTTTTTTTAATTGTTCGCCGCATATATAATATATTTATATTTTTTCTTATTTTTATTTTTTCTGCTATGTTATTTTTTTACAAACTTCAAATAATGTGTTGTGCTACGAATAGAAGGCACCGGATAAGAAGACAAAGGATTCGTAAATAATAATTTGGTAGTTTTTATTTGTCTAGCATGTATCCATGCTGCCCGCTGTTTTTCCATTGTTTCACGAATCATTTTCTCTCGTTCCTCCTTTGTTAGAACAACAGGCGCGGGCGCATGCACAGATATCCCCTGAATATATGGCATATTTGCAGATAAAATAGACTTGTCTTTAATTTGAACCCGTTTTGTCTGGACAGGAATTCGTGGTTTGACAATTACTGGTGGTTCTGGATTAGCCACCGGTTGAATATATTGTAATTGTCCATCTTGAACTTTCAAATTCATAGATGCTAAAATATCATCATATGTCAAATCACGAGAGGAAGAGGACGCAGCAGAACTCACTGGTGCAAGTAAATTATTCATTGCTTTGGAATGCTTTAAAATCGGCGGTTTGGTTTCATGAACAGATATATTGGACCGATCTAGCATATTTATAAAATATCATAGAAGAATTTTATATAATTATAATGTAATGATGGAATCATTTCTCTTAGAAGAACCAACTATATGGATGAAAAATAAAGGAATTGCAAAAATAATGATAGATGAAAATGGCAAGGTCCATAAAAATAAAGTAGAATGGGATGCGGATTACGATGGAAAAAAAGCAACTTTAGATTTTAATATGAATGATAATGGAGAACATAAAGTAGTTCATATGGATATAACAAATGACGATCTGATGAAATTATTGGGAATGGCGTCCAATTCTGATGCATTGGATAAACGTTTGGCTCATGATTTTTTGCACAATGAAAGTAATTCCGCTCTTCCATTGTTTTTGGCCGATGCAACCAGCGAA